ATGAGCACGACGCGAACGGAGGCAAGGAAAGGGTCGAGAAGGAAGAACCCTACGCGCACTCTCGTCGAGAAGCAGGCATTTCTTATCAACAAGCTGGTGAACAACATCGAGGAGAAAATTGACGCGAATGAGCTAAAAGCCACGCTGGGAGACCTCATCAGGCTAATGCAGATCCAGAAGGAACTGGAAGAGAACCAACCTCGGGAGATCAAGGTGACATGGGTCGAGACACCGGAGACGGCATTCGAATCCGAAACATAGCGTACCAGCCGCTGCCGTCGCAGCTAAGATTCCACAATTCGAAGGCCCGGTTCAAGGGCTTTTCGGGACCGATTGGGTCAGGCAAAAGCCAAGCGCTCTGCCAGGAGGCAGTGAAGCTGAGCTACCTGAACGCGGGGCGGTTGGGGCTGATGGGCGCACCTACCTACCCGATGCTCCGGGACGCGACGATGCAGTCGTTCCTGGAGATCCTGGGGCAGAACGGGATCCCCTACGACCTGAACAAGGCGGAGAACGTGCTGACACTGAAGGAGACCGGATCGCGGATTCTGTTCAGGAGCGTGGACGAGTTCGAGCGGTTGCGCGGGACGAACCTGGCGTGGTTCGGGGTGGACGAACTGACGTACACGGCCGAGGAAGCGTGGCTGCGACTGGAAGGACGCCTGCGGGACCCGAAGGCGAAACGGTTGTGCGGCTTCGCCGTGTGGACTCCGAAAGGATTCGATTGGGTCTACCGGCGGTTCATCGCAGACAAAGTGGACGGCTACGAAGCGGTGATCGCCAAACCATTCGAAAACCGGCACTTGCTCGAAAAGGTGCCGGACTTTTACGACCGGTTGAAGAAAAGCTACGACGAGCATTTCTTCGAACAGGAAGTGTTGGGCGAGTACCTGAACAGCAACTCCGGCCTTGTGTATCACGCCTTTAAGCGGCGCGAACATCTGTGCGAGCTGGAAGTAGACCGGCGGCTGCCACTGTTGTGGGCCCTGGATTTCAACGTGGATCCCATGTCGTCGGTGGTGGCGCAGGTCGAAGGCGAGGTGGTCCGCGTCGTAGACGAGATCGTGATGAGCCGGGCGAGCACGGAGCAAGCGTGCCAGGAGTTCTGGAACCGGTATGCGGAGCACCCGGCGGGGGTGACCATTTACGGCGATGCGTCGGGCAACAGCATGCAGACGACGGGCACCACGGACTACCAGATCATCCGGCGCTATTTCAACGGGGTGCACTATTACAACGTGCAACTGAAAGTTCCGCGGTCGAACCCGCAGGTCCGGGAACGGGTGAGCCTGGTGAACGCAAAGCTTAGGAGCGCGGAGGGGCAGGTGCAAATGCTGGTGGATCCCCGGTGCAAGGAACTGGTGAAGGACTTCGAGGAAGTTTCGTACAAGCCGGGCAGCACGGTGGTGGACAAGGAGAAGGACGCGCGGCGGACGCACTTGTCGGACGCGCTGGGTTATCTGGTGTGGCAGGAGTGCCGGCCGCTGCCGCCGGTGGGTGAGCAAGCGCGAAGGCTGATCTGACAAGAGGCTAGACACCTGGGACAGGCACCCGAGTTTAGCGGCTTGGGACGCGGGTGCGAGTCCCGAGTAGGAGCAACCGTGATAGGGATCGATCAAGAACATCCGGAATACGTGGCCAGAACGGCGATGTGGAAGAAGTACCGGGACCTGTACGCGGGCGGCGAGCAACTGAAAGACAACGCCAGCCTGTATCTGCCGCGACGGCAGAAGGAACCGTACGACGTCTACGCGGAACGGTTGAGCAAGGTCTTTTACGAGAACTACGTCGGCTCGATTATCGACTGGTATACGGCGACGTTGTTCCGGCGGGAGCCAGTGTTGACGTTCGAGGGGACCAACGACGCCAGCAAGCAGTTCTTCAACGTTTTTTCGGAGGACTGCGATCAGAAAGGGACGGCGTTGAGCGATTTCTTCCGGCGCCAGATGACGGAGGCGCTGGTCAGCGGAGCGAGCTATATCCTGGTGGATTTTCCGCGTGTCGCGCAGCCAGCGGCGAACCGGGCCGAGGAAGACGCGGTGGGAGCCTCGCGTGCGTACCTGGTGGATTACCGTCCGGAAAACGTCATCAACTGGAGCCTGGACGAGCGCGGGAACCTTGCTTGGGTGGTCCTGAGGACATCGTCATTGCAGCAGACGAGCGTAGGCGGCGGGTACGTCAAAGAGACGCGGTGGGTGTACTACGACAAACGGGAGTACCAGGCATACCGGCGCGTGGAGACGGGCGAGGGGAAAGCCGAGATCGAACTGATCGATCAAGGCCGCCACTCGTTGTGGAAACAGGAACGGGTGCCGCTGTTCGAGCTGAAGGTATCGGAAGGGCTGTGGCTGATGAACAAGGCCGCCCTGCTGCAACTCGAGCACTTCAACAAATCGAACGCCTTGAGCTGGGCACTGACGATGGGGCTGTTCGCGATGCCGGTGGTCTACTCGAACCGGGAGTGGAAGCAGGTGGTTGGGGAATCGTACTACCTGCAACTAGGGTCGGACGACAAGTTCGGGTGGACGGAGCCGGAGGGCAAGGTTTACCAGATCGCGGCAGACAATCTGGTGCGCTTGAAGGATGAAATCTACCGTGTGTGCTACCTGCTGACGCAGGCAGGGGGAACGCAGTCGAGCTACACGGCGCAATCCGCGCTGAGCAAACAGCGGGACTACAGCATCACGCAGGAGGTGCTGCGCGCCTATGGGGACGCGGTAAAGGACGTGATGAAGAGGGTGCTGCGCGCGATTGAAGCGGCGCGGGAAGACGGGTTGACGATCGACGTCAGCGGTCTGGACGAATTTGACATTGGGGACTTCACCACGGAGTTGGAGGACGCGACGAAACTGCTTGAGCTGGGGATCCAGTCGGAGACGCTCAAAAGGCAGGTATTCAAGAAGCTGGCGTTCAAGTACCTGTGCGACATGAGGCAGGAGACCAAGGACCGCATCGCGCGGGAGATCGACGACTGGTTCGAAGCGAAGGGGAAGAGGAGGAAATAACACCGCCGGTGGGCAAGGAAAGGAGAGCAATGGAAGAACAACAGGAAGCAGATGTGAAGGCAGTGGATGTCCGGTCAGTGATCCGGGAAGCGATCACGGAGTTTGTGAACGCGGAACAGGCGAAAGCGGAGCCGGCCTACAAGGCGGAACTGGTGGAAGAGCGCCGGCGGCGGGAAGAGCTGGAGCGGCGGCTGAACGAGGTGGTGGAAGAGAACCGCCGAAGCCGGCAGCTCGCCGAGGAGCTGGACCGGCAGTCGAAGATCTGCAATGAGCTGCAACGGCTGGGAGTAGCGAAGGTGGAGTTGGCGTTCAAAGCGGTGAAGGACGACATCCAACGGACCAGCGACGGGCGGCTGGTGGCGCGCGCGGGACAAAACGAGATGGACGCACGAGAATACCTGTCGCAGTTCGTGAACGAGAACCCCGAGTTTCTGCCGGCGCGGATCACGGGCGGATCTGGGGTAGGAGCCTCGCCACGCACAACAGGTGTGAGCGCGGCCGATTTGGACAAGCTGAAGCCGGGTATGAACGCCGAGGAACTGGAGCGAATCCGGCAGGAGATTGCGCGAGTAGCATCGCAGACCATGCGAGGCGCTTGAGCAGAAACCGCGGGCCTCGCGGAGGCGAGGCCTGGGGAAGACAGAGGCGGCGGACGCCTGAGAGCGGAGAGCGCCGCCAAGAAGACAAGGAGAAGGTGAATGTCAGCAATTACATCGACGAACGTAGCTAACGCGATTGTCAAACTCGTGGCGGTGGATGCATTGCCAGCGCTCATGGGGAACCTGGTCATGGGTAACCTTGTCAACCGGGACTTCGAGCCTACCCTGGCCCAGGCCGGTGACACAGTGAACGTGCCCATTCCTCCGACACTGGTGGCGAACAACCTAGCCGAAGGCGGCACCGTTCAGACACAGAATCCGAATCTGGGCAACGCCCAGATCGTATTGAACACGCACGCGGAAGCGACGTTCCAGATTCCGGATGTGACGAAGGTCCTGGCAGTGCCCGACCTGCTGAAGCTGTACATGCAGCCGGCGGTGGTGGCGCTCGCCGAGAGAATCGAAACCGATCTTCTGGGCTTGTACGCAGGCTTCACGGCGAACAGCCCGGTAGGTACGGCTTCGACCGCGGTGACGGAAGCGACGATCGACGCGGCCGAGACGGCCCTGTTCGAGGCGAAGGTGCCGGCGAGCGAACCGAAGTACCTGGTGGTGGACGGCAACACGTACTCGCAACTGCGGCAGATCACGCGATTCAGCGAATACCAGACGGCCGGCGACGCAGGCTTGCGCGCCCTGGTGGACGGCACGGTGGGGAAGATCAAGGACTTCTATGTCTTTCGCTCGCAGTTCGTGCACAAGACCGGCAGCGCCCCGATGACGACGCACAACCTGGGCTTCGGACGCTCGGCGATCGGCCTGGTGGTCCGGCGCTTGCCGCAGCCGCTCCCGGGGACGGGCGCGGTGGCGGAATACGCCGAGATGGGGAATTTCGGCATCCGCGTAGTCATGAGCTACCAGCCCAACACGCTGGCGCAGCAGTTTACGGTGGACGTGCTGTACGGCGCCGCAGTGCTGCGCAACGGGTTCGGCGTTCAGGTGAACAGCTAGACTTCTGACGCGGAATAGCACGGGCAAATGGGGGACAGGCACGAAATTTCGCGAGAGCGGCGAAATTCGGGCCAGTCCCCGGTTTGCGCGTAGTGCCATTACAGACAGCACAGTGAGAGTGAGGGACGCATGGACTTGAAGATCTACTACCAAAAACTGAAAGAGATCGAAGATCAGATCAAGGAAGCGCATGCGGTGGTAGTGAGCAAAGCTACACCGGATGGCGGCAAGGAAGGCGTGAAGACGGAAGTGGCCCGGCGTGTGGCGGCGGGCATGATCGCGGACGGCAAGGCGCGTCTGGCGACGGCGGAAGAAACCGCGGAATTCCGGAGTTTGGTGGCCGCGGCGCGGAAGGCGGCCGAGCATTCGGCAGCAGCGGGCCGGGTAGCGTTGAGCGTGCTTCCGGCGGCGGAACTGCAGATGCTGCGCGGAGCGTTGAACCTGGCGAAGGCACATCTCCAGGAGAAGGCTTGAGGCAACGGCCATGTCTGTGTTCACGGACGGCGTGATCGCCACAATCGAAGATTTGCGAGGTTACGAGAGCTCGATCCTTAATGTGGCGCACACGGAAGGGATCGACCTGACGGCGAAGCTGGCGCTATCGCAGGAAGAGGTGGCCGTGGAGCTGGAGGCGCTTCTGCCGCGAAGACGAGCAGGCGTGTGGAACGGAGTCAACGGGCGACCGAAGCTGGACAACGTAGTGGTGACAAGGCCGCTCAAGCAATGGCTGATCTTCCACACGTTGGCCATCGTGTACCGCGACGCTTACAACAGCCAGCTCAACGACCGGTACCTGGGCAAGCGGAAGGAATACTCGGAACTAGCCAAATGGGCGGCGCGGATGTTGAGCGAGACCGGCGTAGGAGTGGTGAGCGCGCCCATCCCGAAAGCAAACGAACCAGTAGTGAGCATGACACCCGGCAACGGCGTAGCGGGGCGCTACTACGTACGAGTGGCTTGGCGCAACACCTTGGGAGAGGAAGGGGCGCCGAGCGAGGTTTGCGCGGCCGACACTTCGGACGGCACACTGCTAACGGTGGCGGCAGCGGATCCACCGCCGGTGGCGAGCGGGTGGAGCGTTTATGCGGGGACTTCGGCGGATGACATTACGCTGCAAAGCGTGGAGGCGATCGGGTTGGGGCAGCAGTGGACAGCACCCGAGGCGGGCCTGATCCGCGGCCGGAAACCAGGGGACGGCCAAGATGCCGAGATGTACTTGACGGTGGATCGAACTCTGCAGAGAGGATGAACGCGATGGCAGGAATCGGCGGCAGAACAGCGACTCGAGTGACGGAGCTACTGACGAGCGCAAAAGGATTGGAGAGCAGCGTACACCAGGCGGCCCTGAGCGCCAGGGTGCAACTGGCCGAAATCCCACCGGAGCAGGTTTTTCAGCAGAACGTGAGCTTCGAGGTCACCGAACGCACGGGCATAGCGCGGTACCCATCGGTTCATGTTTACTGCGAGCGAGTGTCGAACGAGATGCGAGAGAAGTTCCGGACCTTCTCGGGCCGCGTGCGGATGGTAGTGGAGATTCGGGTGTCGCACGACCGCCTGGAAGGGATGGAGGAGCAGTTGCACGGTTACGCGGACGCGGTGACCCGCGTGCTGGACAGCAGCCGCGGGGATTGGGGCAACGGGATGTATTACGCCGGCGGGTACGAGATCCATTTCGGCGGCGTGAAGAAGGGTGGCAAGAACCACATCCAGACGGCGAAGGTGGAGTTCGACGTGGAAGGAAGCCTGAAGTAGGCCGTAGGCGAGAGCCAATGAGAGGTCGAAGAAAGCATGCCTAGCTACATTTCATCAAGCGAAAACAGGTTCTACACGGCAACCGAAATATCATACGGGCAGGTGCCGGCGATTACGAGCGAGAACCGGTTCCCGGCGGTCAAGCTGACCGCGCGGCAGACGGTGGACCGGCTCCAACGGAGGGACAAGACGGGGAGCCGGACGTTTGCGGGTCTTCCGGTGGGGATCCGCAAGCAGACGCAGTTCTCGCTGAAGACATATCTGACGAGCTGGGCAAACGCGAGCGGGGAGCCGGGGTACGGCCCGCTGTTCCGCGCGGCTCTTGGCGGCGGCCCGCGCCTGTTCGCCGGCGGGACGTTGGGGGCGGGCAGTGAGACAAGATCACTCACTTTCGTAAGTTCGCACGGGTTGGCGCCAGGCGACGCGTTAGTCTCCGGCAACGAGATCCGCTTCGTCTCTTCGATCATGGACGCGCAGACGGTGCTGCTGAATGCGCCATTCACGACGGCGCCGGCAACGGGCGCGGTGGTGGGCGCGACTGCGACCTACTCACCGGCAACGGACCTGCCGAGCGTGAGCGTGTTCGATTACTGGAGTCCAGGGACGGCGGTGCAGAGAATCCTGGCGGGCGCGGCGATCGAGGAGATGCGCGTAACGATCAACGGCGACTTCCACGAGTTCGAATTCAGCGGGCTGGCCGCCGACGTTATCGACAGCGGAAGCTTCAACCAGGGGCAAGGGGGATTGGGCACGTTTCCGGGAGAGCCGGCGATGGGGTCATTCGATTATTCGGTCGTGCCCGGACACTTGGGACAGGCGTGGTTAGGAGCCATCGAAGAGCAGGTTTACACGATCACGTCGGCGGAACTGGTGGTCAATAACGGCATCGACTTGCGCAATCGCGAGTTCGGCTGCGAAACGCCGCGCGGCGTGGCGGGGGGCATGCGCAACGTGAGCATGAACTTCAGCCTTTACGAGAAGGACGACGATGTGACGCGGGCGCTCTATCAAGCGGCTCGAAGCCGGTCACCGATTTCGATCATGTTCCAACTCGGGCAGCAGCAGGGACAGTTGTTCGGATTGTACTTGAGGAGCGTGATTCCAGAAGTGCCGGAATTCGACGACAGCGACAACCGCCTGCAGTGGAAATTCACGAGTTGCCGGGCGCAGGGATCAGTGGACGATGAAATTTACGTGGCACTCGGGTAGAAGACGCACGGGGAGCGCCGGGATAGAAGCACAGGACAGGACGGAGCGAGGGGCGACGGAAGCGATGAAGTACGGGAGCACGTTCAAAGCGAGATCGAAGACGTATCCGCAGGTGACGCTGGAGATCGCGCGAATCAGCTTCGGCCGGCGTATCGAACTGATGCGCAGAATCCGGGAACTGGCCGCAAAGGCAGAATTCCTGGAGGCGGGCAGCACACCGAAGGAGAAGATGGAAGCCGCGCTGCTCGAAGGCGAAGTCGAACGGACGTATCTCGAGTGGGGGCTGACCGGCGTAGAGGGCCTGATGGTAGATGGGCAAGCCGCGACGCCGGAAAGCCTGATTCAGTCGGGACCGGAAGCACTGTGCCGGGAAGCGCTCACCTTGATCAAGGCTGAGTGCGGACTGAGCGAAGCAGAACGAAAAAACTGATCGCCGCCTTCCATTTTCAGTTTACGAACCGGGCCGGATGGGAGTGCGGGGAATGCAGGAAGCGGGGCCTGGAACAGGCGCGCCGCTGCGGTTGGATACAGGCGCAGCAAGACAGACCGCGAAAGCCGGTATGGGTGCGCGGCAACTGCGCCGTCGAGGAATGTCCACGGTCTTACATTACGCCGCAGAGCGTGGCGTGGCTGGAGGGATTTTACGCATGGCGGCTGACTGGAAGGCAAGCATTGGACGAGTTGCCGGCGCGGTGGGCGGACGCGTTCCTGGTTCTGGAAGGTGAGCTGACGGAGGAGAACAGTGAAGGCCGGAGATGATCAGATGACGAGGCTGGCCGAGGCGCTGGCAGAGGCAGCCGGAAGAAGCCGGACGGCGGAGAGCGTCGCCGAAACGCTCGAAAAATACTCGACGCGGAACCAGGCCGAGGCAACGGACCAGATGGACGGATTGGCGAGTCAAATCGAGCAACTTCGCCAAGCGAACGAGCAACAGGCCAGCGTGATGGCCGCGAACACCTCGGCGATCGCGCGAAACACGAGCGCTCAAGGGAACCTGGCAGCAGCGGGGATGATAAAGCCCGCGTCGATTCTGTCAAGCATCTTCGGCGCCGGGTTCGGGATCTCACCACTGGTGTCGGGAATCGTGAAACTGTTCAGCGGGGGAGACGGAACAACGACGCCGACGGACGAATACGAGAAACCGCAGTCAGTGAGCTTCACCGGCGGGTATGCAGGGGCAAGCAGAGGCGGCATCTACGCGCTGGATTATGCGGCGGGCGATCGACTGCGTTTAATGAGAGAAGCTGCAACGGAAGGTGCAGGCGCACTGGACCAACCGCGGTCCCCGGCGACGAGCGGTTTGGAGGTGAGCGCACTGGCGGCACAGCCGGCGAGTGGCGCGGCGACTCACATCACAGTGCAGGTGCAGGCTATGGACAGCCGGTCGTTTCTCGATCACAGCGAGGACATTGCGCGGGCGGTTCGCCAGGCGATGCTCAATTCGAACGGGATCAACGACGTCATCACGGAGCTGTAACGGATCATGGCAGATTTTCCCATCTTAAAGACCGGGGCCGTGATGCAGTATCCGGCCGAGCGTTCGCTGAGCTTCTCGACCGAGGTTCTGCGGTTCGTCGACGGGAGCGAGCAACGGTTCCGAGGTTTTGGTGCTCCGCTTAAGCGTTGGATCGTGCGGCTGGACCTACTCGAAGACGCGGAACTGAAGCGGCTGGAAGCGTTTTTCGAGGCCTCTCAGGGAGCGCTGGGCTCGTTTCAATTCAGGGATCCGCGGGATGGAACGGTGTACGCGAACTGCAGCCTGGAGGAGGACGCGATGACGATCGAGTTCAACGCGGAGCAGCAGGGCCGGACGGAACTCGTAATACGGGAGAACAGGACGTAACATGCTCTGCTACCCACAACTAGAGTCTGGCGCGATAGGGCAGTTCCCGGGCAGGAAGCGGCTGGTAAAGCGCACGGTGGCGAACTCGCTTTCGGACGGCAACGCGGTGCGGTTCGGAGATCCAGCAGGATCGCGAATCGAGTGGACGCTCACTTATGAGGATCTGACCGACACGGAGATAGCGGCCATCACGACGCTGTTCCAGACGTGCGAGGGCAGGCTGCGGGCATTCACATTTCCGGATCCCACGGCGAACCTACTCGGCTGGAGCGAGAGTCTCAGCGCGGACGCCTGGCGTAAGGATCCGCTGCTTGAACTGACGAGCGGCATCGCCGATCCTTTGGGAACGAACCGGGCGACAAGAATCACCAATGCGGGTCAGGCCGCACAACGGTTGGATCAATCGCTGGCTGCACCGGAGAACCTGCAGTACTGCTTCAGCCTTTATGCGCGCAGCGATCATGCCGGAGACCTCATTACCTACCGGATGAGCGCGGGCACCGGAGATCGCAGGACGTTCACAATCGGGCCAAGCTGGAAGCGACTGGTGATCTCATCCAAGCTGGACTCATCCAGCGAGACGGCGACGTTCGGACTGGAACTGCCGAATGGGCGGACGGTGGATGTATTTGGATTCCAGGTAGAAGCGCAGCCCGGCGCTTCCCAATACAAGAGAAACGCAGGGCGGGGCGGCGTGTATACGGAGGCGCGATTCATGGACGACAGCCTCACGGTGACGTCGCTAGGCGTGAACCGTCATTCGTGCCGGGTGCGCGTGACGGCCAGGGAGGGGTGCTGAGCCGTATGCCGACTATTTACGAACTGAAAGGAATGGAAGTAACCGAAACGCCACTGTTGTTGTTTGAATGCCAGTTGAGTTCGGGCAGCATCGAACGGTGGAGCACGCACAGGGTGGAATACGGCGGCCAAGTTTACGATGCACGCGTTCTCCGGCACAATTTGTTCGAGATTAAGGCCGGGAGCGAGGATGGCGTCGACCTGGTGTCCAGATTATCAGTGACGCTGGCGAACGCGGACTCGCGGTTTTCGGAGATTGGGCGCAACACGGGCTGGAAGGGCGCACGGCTGACGGTGCGGTTTGCGTTCTTCGATTTGAAATCCGGCAGCGCGGCAACGACGGACCGCGTCATGTTCCGCGGCACGGGCAACGCGCCGGACGAGATCACGGAGTCGACGGTGCGGTTGAGTTTCTCAAGCCGGAACGCTCTCCAAAGGGTGTTGCTGCCGACGGTGCGCGTCCAGCGGCGTTGTCCCTGGATCTTCCCGTCGAGCCAGGCGCAGCGCGCGGAGGCGTCGCAAGGCGGGGAGCAGGGCAAGTACTCCGTTTTTTATGGCTGCGGGTACTCGCCGGACGTCGAAGGCGGATGCGGGAACACGAACGGCACGGAGCCGTTTATCACCTGCGATTACACAAAGAAGAGTTGCGAACAACGAGGGATGTTTCGCACTGACGGCGCAGGGCACACGACATGCCGGTTCGGTGGAGTAGAGTTCGTGCCGCCGACGATCAGTGTCAGGAGCTACGGTGAAAAGGGCTGGCATACGTCAGAAGCGGTGGAGAACGAAGGACGGTACAACGACTTCGTGCCGCTCGTTTATGGCACGGCGTGGTACGCGCCGCCGATTGTCTTCGCGCACAACGACGGCAACCTCACGCACTTGGAGATCCTGCTCAGCATGGGGGAAATCCAGGGCGTCCTGAAAGTCCTGGTGAACGATATCGAGATCCCGGCGAGTCAGACGGGGGCCGATATGACGGCGACGGGATGGTTCAAGGTCGTGGGAACCGGCAGCCGGAACGGGACCTTCAACGAGGACTTCGTCGATCCTCAGGGCAATCCGGCCGGCGATCCGTACGGGAGTATGGCCGTATTGTCCGTGGTTGTGCCAAACCGGATTGAGGACGGCAAAACGCTGCCGCGAATCGAAGTTCTGCTGGAAGGTCTGAAGCTGGCACGCTACGCCGAAGACGGGACAGCGCTGGGCGAGGCATTCACGAACAACCCGGCGTGGGTGATCCTGGACATCCTACGCCGTTCGGGGTGGAAGATCGAGGAACTCAACCTAGCGAGCTTCGCACGGACGGCGGCTCACTGCGAGGAGCCCATCCAAGCACTGGATTTGAACGGCAATCAGACGCTGATCCCACGTTATCAATGCAACCTGGTGGTGCGAAAACGACGGAGCGCGGCGGACGTGCTCCGGGGTGTTCGAAATGCGTCGTCGTTGTATCTAACCTATGGAGACGACGGCAAGCTGGAACTGCTTCCAGAGAGCACACTGGCGATCCAACAGGCAACGAAGCCGGCGGGAAGCAACGCGCAGTCAGCGCTCAATGGAGGGTGGCCAGCGTACGAATTCGGAGATGGAACGTATGGCACTTCAGGCATCCTGAGAACCGACAATGGAGAACCGAGCATACGGATCTGGTCGCGCAGCACGGCGGACACGCCAAACCGGGCGAGCGTCGAGTTCCAGGACGCATTCAACGAGTACCAGCAGGACAGCATATCGCTAGCCGACGTAGACGATGTCGTGTCAGCGGGACAGGAAGTGACTGCCACGCTGGCGGCGCTAGGAATCCCCAACATGGACCAGGCCGCTCGCGCGGTACGCCGGTTTCTGGACAAATCTGTCCGCGGGAACACGTACGTGGAGTTCAGCACAAGCGTCCGGGCGCTGGGGTTGCGGCCGGGGGACATCATCGCGCTGACGTATCTGAAGGAAGGGTTCGAACGCCAGCCGTTCCGCGTCACGAGAATCGCTCCCGGCACCAACTATCGCACCGCGACCATCACCGCACAAATTCACGACGACGCGTGGTACGAGGACGCGAATGGGATTATCGGCAGGGATTTCCGGACGCGGCGGCGGTCGCCCTATGGTGTGGGTGTGCCGCGTCCTCTGGCGGGCACGGTCGTCGATGAATACGGCGAGACGCAGTTCGAGATTCACGAGAAGTCGACGGAGAATACCGACGGCGGGATGGCGGTAACCCTTCAGGTGGGATTCTCGGCGCCATCCAAGGCCATTCGCGCCGATCTGGCGATTCCGACACTGAGCCTGTCGCCGACGGTGGATACGAGAGGCGGAAAGTTACCGGGAGGCCAGACGCTGTATTACGCGGTAAGCGCGTCGGACGGAGCAGGCAACGAAAGCAGTCTGTCGTTTGTGGTACGCGCGACAATCCCATCGTCCGGCGAGACGAACAAGGTGACGTTGAAGGGGATCAGCGTGGGCAGCGGATCGACAGGTTTCCATGTTTACCGCGGCAAGAGCCCCATGCAGTTGACCCGTATCGCCTCCGATTGTCCCCTTGCGACGGAGTTTACGGACGGCGGCCTGGCAAGCGGTACAAACGCGCCGCCGGACGAACACTACGATCACGCGAATTTCTACTGGCGCCTGGAATTGCAGACGGAGAACGCGGCGACGATTCGCGGCGCGAACACGATCGGCAATGAAAACCTGGGGATGCTGGAAAACGAACTTCGTGGAGCGGTTGTCCGCATCACGAGGGGCAAGGGCGCGGGTCAGGAGCGTGTGGTGTCGTCAAACACCGCGACGACGCTAACGCTCACAGCGCCATGGGCGGTCGAGTTGGACGCCACCAGCTACTTTGTGGTGGCCGAGTCGAACTGGCACTTCGGGGTCGTGGGGAAAACGAGCCCGGCGGAGTTCGAAGCACCGAATCGCGATTCGGCGACGGTTCACATCTCTGGGCGGTCGGCGAACACCCACGATGTCGAATGTCCGCACGAGCTTTCGCCACTTACACGGTGGCGTATAGGCGGGGCGGCGGGCGGGCAGTTGGACACAGACCGGCCGGGAATGCCAACCTTCGGGCTGATTCCGTCAGGCAAAGGGATGGTGGAACTGGCGGGCGTGGCATTCGAAGACATGTCCAATACGCGCACGATCAGTTCCGGCACGCTGAGCCTCAACTACTGGGACGAACTGGCGAGCCCGACGACCAAGAAACTGGCTACCGCAGTTCGAGAGACGGACCTCTACGTGGACCTCAGCCCGGATGGTGAGGGTCAGGCGGGAGATCGCATCCAGATCGGTTCGGAAATCATGGAGATCGAGGAGAGTCAGCCGGGCGGCGCAAGGTACAAGGTAAAACGGGCTGTGCATGGCAGTCCGGCCGAGAGTCACGCGGCGGATGCTCCGGTGTACCACTTAGCGCGGAAGATCTTCATAGTTCCCTTCCCCAGAGACTTCTTCGGCAGCCCGGCGAGCGGCAACTACAGCTGTCCGCTCTATCTCCCAGACGCGAGAATCGCGTCGGCGGAACTGTACGTTACCAACAGCAAGGGGAACAGCCCGACAGTCGCCGGTTGTTTTACGGGAACCACCAGCGAAGGGTTGCGAACGCTTTCCGGCGGGCAGATTACCATTCAGGTGGAAGGATTCCTGGCGATCCAATCCGACGCGGCGCCACCCCTGGTGGTGGACGCCGCTCACTCGATGCGGGACGTGTTCGCTGTGATCGGAGAGGCTCCGACGGGTGCTCCCGTAGAATTGCGGTTGAGACAGGACACGGAAGAGATTTGCCGGCTGACGATTGCCACAGGCGCGACGCAGTCGAATGTCGTGAAGGGATTCGGGCTGCGGGCGCTACAGGCGCAGTCACTGATACACCTGGATATTCTCTCAGCGGGGCAGACGAGCGACACTACGCCGGGGCGCGACCTCACGGTGATCGTGAGACTGTAAGGGGCGGACATGATAGAGACGTTGGACAAACTGCGGCCGGACCGCGATCTGCAATGCTACTTCGAACGGCCATCGGCGGTCGCCGCTCTGAGCCAGGCAAGTGCAACGGGCTTCCGCGTCAGCGGCACGTGGAGGCAGCAATTCGACTGGGCGGTGGTTGAATGGAACCGCGACAACGTGTTCGAACACCCCGTCTTGCGCAACCTTCCCGACGGCGACCTCAGTGGACTCACGCTCTCGTATGAAGAGACGCGCAACAACTGTATGGCGATGGATTGCGATCTCTATCCAACCGTGGAATGGCCTTACCTGAGGATATGGGCATCGTCAAACGGTGTGGAGGATCTCTACAAGATCAAACTGCTTGACTACGCCACACCGGTACAAGGCTCCTACATCTGCGCGTCAACGGAATTCGAACTGCAGGGCACGGCGACCACGGGCGATTCTGTTGGACTAGCGTGGCTTGACGAACATCACACCTATCAGTTGTATGCCTCGGACACGTTGGAAACGGCGGCACAAGCGATCGTCGATAGCGTGAACTCGTTCTCGCAGACGATGCGGGCCACGAGAACGGGGGCGAAGATCCGGCTCACGTACATCGGAGCGGGACAAACACCGGAAAACAGCACCACCGGGGCCAACGGCAACCGCATCGGGGTGTATGGATTCGTGGCGGGAGCGAAAACGGAAGTCTGGGCACCGGAGTGGGCAAGGCTGAGCGGCGGAACGTCACCCACCAAGTGGCGAGTGGATCTGGATTTCGGGAACCTCACGGACGTTGACGCCAGGACGGTCCCGACGCAATCTGTCCGCAAGATGCGCTGGACGTACGCCGCCGATTTCCAGCGCGGCGAATTCGCCCGCGGCGAGTTTGAGGTGCAGGTATCGAGCTGGACCGTAGGCGGCGAGCGCAAGGCGTACAGAGTGGCAGGGGCGGGGAGCCGGAGGATCGAGGACGACTCGCACGAGCTGATCTATTCGGGCACGTGGCAGAGCGCACGCGGTAACTTTTCGGGCGGTTCGATCCATAGCACGACGACGCCCACCAGCGCGGTGCAGTGCCGTTACCGGTGCCCGCAGGCACACGAACTATACCTGGGAACGCGCGCGTGCTACAACGGCACGCAGATCTCAATCAGCATCGATGGCGCGGCCGCATCGACCAGGAACCTGAAGGTCACAGGAGAAGACACGCTGGTGCGGGTCCCTCTGGGACAATTCACGGCGGGAGAACACACAATAACAGTTGCGCACGACGGCGTTTCGGGAGAGTACCTCTACTTCGACTTCTTCGAGATTGCGATACCGTCGTCAACCTTGCCGGAGTTCGACGGGACGCCCGCCATCACGCTCGCCACCGACTGGGACACGGATCATTCGATCGCCCTGGCGGCCGAGCGCACGGCATGGCTTCTGCACAAGCTGGGATTTCACGGTCGCGCCAATCACTACGTTGGAGCGATGTGGTTCTATGAACTATGCCGGAAGAATCACCGCTACGCTTCGGTGACGGTTGACTTCTCCGGCACGCCAGAATTCAGCGCGACCACGACGCTGTATATCGGCAGGACGGATGAGCCGCCGGAGAAACGGCTCGTGCTGGCGCATGTAAACAAGATCGGTGACACGGCCCAAAGCATCGCACGCGCATTCGAGTTGGAGATCAACCGGGGATACATGGCCGTTCGCGCGGAGGTGGAAGGAGCGCGGCTGACGATTTACGCGCGCGCCATGGGCGTCAAAGGCAACATGCTCAGGGTGGAGGGCGATCCCATCTCCGGACAATTCCAAGTCCTGGTGAGCTCCGAAACGTTGACCGGCGGGGTGGACGGCGAGTGGCGTACCGACATCGAGTCCGAGAAGAAGTTGAATCGCGCCGTGCGAGACTGGAGCCGCTGTTACTTTGAGGCGCTTCATGGTTACGGGATTGACGTCGCATCCGCATTCAGTCTCGAGCTGCAGCATGGAGACGACTCGGTGGAAGCGGGCATCGCCCAGCGCCATGCCGATGGGAGCGCTTGTTGGCTGAACACGCCTGCTCTGCAGACCAACTTCAGTCCAGCGAGCGTGGAGTATTGGAAGCAGGTCCACCTCGAAATGGCCTCGGTGATGAACGAGGCGGGGGTGGCGCCGTTCCTTCAACTGGGCGAGGTTCAGTGGTGGTATTTTCCGACACGCTGGGACGATGTGACAGGCCAGTGGGCGAACGCCGGTAGTATGCCGTTCTATGACGCCTATGCCGCCACGACCTTCCAGAACACGTATAGCCGTCCCATGCATGTGTTCACTTCCAACGAAGAGGATCCGTCACTCTATCCAGAAGAAACTGCTTTCCTGTCCTCGCTGATCGGGAACTTCACCGCCACGGTGATCAACCATGTGCGCGAGGTGCATCCGAACTGCCGTTTCGAAGTTCTCTATCCCACAGACGTCAACCAGGCGGCTCTGAACCGGTTGGTCAATTATCCGGATATTGAGTGGACACCGGCGAAGCTGGATTGCCTGAAGACTGAGAGCTTCTCATACACTTACGGCCGAAACCTCAATCTAAGCCGCAGTTCGATGGCCTTCGGGACAATGAAGGGCTTCCCCCACACCAAACGGAGCCATCTCGTTGGTATTGGGGACTATACGACGGCATGGCTCAAAGAGGCGCGCCTTGCCCAGTCGGAGAACCTAGAAAGTGTAGTGCTGTTCGCATTGGACCAATACTGCCTGATCGGCTATGCGACACCGCTTCCGACGAGCATGCGCCGCAGCGTGAGGCTGGGCTGACCTTCTTGCCTGGTCAATTTCCGGTATCCAAACCTTCCCTCGAAACCTGGGATACAAAGTGCATTCGACGTCTGCCAGCGGCTACGCATAGTGAAGTGTGCACTCTCTAGCCCCTCAACTGCTGTCATTTCGTGTCACGATAGGAATTTC